TTCTTTATGATTTGGTGTGGCAAGTCTAAATGTCATTGTATTTGTTGGCCCAGGCGCACCACTAAAGGAAGTTAGTGTTGTGCCTTTTACAGTTTCCCCAGTCTGAAACACACCACTTGTCATACTAACTTCAAGTAATTTTGGTGTAGTAAATGAGGTTACATCAACATTATCAAAGTAAACATAGAAACGAGTTCTAGGTTTCATGCGATGAGTTGTAATTTGAATATTCCTCTTTCTCATAAAAGGAATAATATCACGACTTAGTGTTCTATCTCCAAGAGATTGATTATTAATTGTTGGAGTAACTTGGAATTGAATACCTTCTCTTGACTGTTCAGTTGTTGTTATAGTATCTTCAAATTTTTGACTAGTTCTTAAAACAGCATCAGTAATCTTACCAGCACCTTTTGGAAGCCATTTTCCATTCAACTTCATTACCATTCCATAGTTGGCAATATGTTTAAGTTGAGATAGATCTGTGCCTGGTGGTAAATCTTTAGGATCAACTGTTCCTAACTGAGTTTCTGTTGTTTGTTCCCAAGTTTGTGTCACTGACTCAGATGTCCAGTTCGTTTCCCATGCACCCCAGTTAACTTCACTAAATCCAGTCTGTTCATCAATACCTAACGTTGCAACTACGTTATCATATTGAGAAGTATCTACAGTGACATTCGCATCTACTCTCTTCGTATCCATCCAGATATCAGAATCTGGTGAAATATCCATATCACCAGAGTAGTAAACAATTAAGAATGGGTTTACGTTTTCAACTCTTGAAGCATAAATTTGCTTCAACATTTCAGTCTCTGTATAATCTAAAGTTAAAAGTCTTCCTGATTTTTTAATATTTTCTCCATCAACGTCAGTGATATGATTAAGATCTAAAGTTGGATTTGCAGTTGTTCCAATACCAATAAATGATCTTGAACCAACAACCAAATCAAGACATGTTGTATAATGGCCAGGTCTTAGATACCCATTTTTTGCATCGGTACTAGCGGAGAAATCTGGATGTGCAATTTGATGAGCATTATGTTTTTTAAAGTTGTCTACAAAAAATCCTGACTTAAATCTATTCAATCCATTTGCATCAGTAATTGTTAAATTTGCAGTATCAGTCTCAAGAAGAGATAATCGAGTATAGTATTCAACACTATTAAGTCTTTTTTCAAGTCTTCCAATGTCAGACATTGTAAAACGTTTATGATTCGTACGAACCATTTTAATTTGATTTACATTATCAACAAATGGAGGCATTGATATTTTTGCAATCTCTATTGCATCACCAATTGTCTGAGGAAATTTTGGATCATCAGATGGGACACCTTGAAGATAAACGAAGTTACCAGTCTTATCTAAAAATAATTTATCATTTCTTCCTTGATAATAATTATAAGTTACAATTAAAGTTTCATCTGGAACTAAAGGATCGGGAACGTTAGTTCCTGATGAGAAAGATCTTGATGCAAAGTCAAATGGAGATACTGTTGAACTAGTATTGTATTCGGCAACTCTTGGCCTAACATCTATTAAATCGTTTACAGATTGTCCATAATTACGATCCACTGGAATTAATTCTTGCGAATCTGTAGGATAACTAGATGCAGTGAAAAAGTCTCCAGTATCATCAGATGTAACGAAGAAGTTTTTAAATACAATCTTTAATCTATTTGTAGGTGATTCAAATTCTTTCTTTCTCTCTACAAAAGAATAATCATAATATGTTGGTTTGTGATTTACATCTAATAGATATTGATTTGTAATGTTACGATCACCAGAAGTGCTAGTAGTTAGCAACGCAGTAACACCAGATCTTTCAGCTTTTATAGTTTCACCAATATTGAATGTATTTTGATTTAGTAATACAATTCCAAGTGTTGTAGTGTTTGGTTTCTCCACAACAAGAGCAATGGCATTACTATCTAATCCTGTTATTTTTTCCCCAACGATTAAATCTGAGTTATTGCCACTTGGGCCTGAATATGCTGTTAAGGTTAATGATGGTAAATCAGCATCACCAGAGTCATTTGATTCAAACACACCTAATAACTGACAAGCATCAGGAACATTTAATGAAATTTTACGATCTTGAACTCTGGTTCCGAATACTCTGTTAAATGTTAAACCATCATTTAAACTATTAGTTCCAATACCTGATGATGCTAAAGTTGAACGACTAATATTAATTACATTCGATTCGTTTAATTTTTTAAGTTTGTTTTTAACTTTACTCTTTAAAACTGTTGCAAAAAGATTTGCCTTTCCAGAAACTGAACTCAATCCCACGAAAGTTACAGTTTTCTTATCCGCAGCGATTTCAACCTGACTCTCTTTTAATGGTTCAATAGATCCCTCATTATAAGATATAAAATATCTTTCCTCATCAAATGGTTGAAAGAATAAATCTGCACCAGCATTAGGTGAAGTAAATTGATTATTAGCGACTGTAATATCAGAATATTGTTTTCTAAGTTGAACCGTGGTAGTAGTTACATCTAAACTTTCAATATTATTATGTCGTACAGGAGTTAAAAGACTATTTTGGTCTAAATCAAATGATGTCTTGCGAAGTAAAAGATCATTTACATCAAGTGACCCTGCAATTAATCCATCTAAGACTCCACCATTACAAACATCTGTAACTGATGCAACACCAACAACATTAATTTTTGAACCATCGGTTGATACACCAGTGATTCTATTAAATCTTGGAAGAGTTTCGCCAGGAACACTATAACTTACGATATTATTTGAAGTTATAATACCTGAGAAATTACTACCAGATGATGTAATAATACCAGCATTTCCAGAGGTATTACTTAATCTTAAATTACCAGAAATTAAATTAGTAAGTTTAGTTCCACCATCAAGTAAAACATCTGCTTCAAATGTTGATATACCAACAGCGCTCTTTAATGATTTGACATCATTGAATCCAAAAGAATCAACCTTAGTTATAACTCTTCCATCTTGAACACCATTTATTAAAATAGATTCATCTTTTAAAAATTTACCAGTAACATCAATTAAACTAAAATCTGTAACGTTAGTTGCAGAGGCTCTTACAAATCCTGTTGCACCACTTCTTGCACCTTGTATCTGATCTGATGCAGTTAATGAAGTAATCGCAGTTGCAACTTTGACATCTGTGAATGTCTTTACATCAAACAAACGAGTTTCATACTGTGTCGATGAATTTACAAAACTTGCAGATTGTGCTTTAAAATCATAAAGTCTTGCAAGACCTATCTCAGATCCACCACCATCTCTTCTTTTGTCAAGTAACGAAACTGTTGCAGTTGTGCCTATTCCCAAACTTGGAGATCCGAAAACGTTATTTACAAATAAAGGATCACCAGTTGTATAACTGACAGCTTCTTGTTCTACAGTTTTAGTTGTTCTTGGTTTTGGAACATCAATAAAACTTGTTGATATTTTTTCAATTGAATATCCTTTTATATACGCTTTTCCAGGCGATACTTGCATTACCATTAAATCTTTTGATGGTATGTTACCCTGATTTGTTTTTTGTTCTGATGAGTAAATTCCTTTGTTTCCGATAGAATCATTCAAAGATTCTTTTGCAAAAACTTCAAAAGGTTTTACATAGTAATCTCCAGATTCATCATAAGTCCTTTTGGCTAATCTATCATTAAGAAGATTATACTGTGTATCTTTTACAAAAGTTTGTAACTCACCACCTTGAACACGAGCAATCTCAATGAAGTTTTGATCATTAGTATCATCAAGACCTTTTTTCATCAAACTGATATTGATTTGAAGACGATCAGCGCCAGGAGCAGCAAAGTTTGTGAATCCTGATGCGTTATCATTTAATGATGGATCTTCATCAGCACTAATAAAGTCCTCTTGAACATCAAATCCAATTCTATAGGATGGAGTGCCACCATATTGATCTAGTATTAGAGTTTCACTTTGAACCTGAGCAAAAGTTCCACGAATAAAATATACACCCTCTCCTATTGACATTGCAGAACCAGTTGCAGTCGCACCAAATGCTAAAGTGTTTGCAAATGGTTCACTCGCAGCAATGACACTTGCACCATAAATAATGTCTTTACTTGCAGATAAACTCTCACCATCATCAAATTTTTCAGTGGTAAAGTCATCACCAGATTTTTCATACTTTATGTAAAGTGTTAAATTACCTCTATCTGAGTCTTCTTTTGATAATATTTTTTTAATCGTTGCAGTTACACCTGATCTTGCACCTGTGATTCTTAAACCAACTAATTGACTTGCATATAATGATACTGGAATACCTAAAAACGCATCTTCAATTTGAACACATGTAAAGTTATTATCATAACTTAAGTTGCCTGGAATTACTTTAGAACCCTCTTTGAAAAAATGAGTACCAAACTGTTCAATCTGATTCTGTAGAATCGACTGTAAGGCACTTAGTTCTCTTGCCTGAACTGGAGATCCTGGCTTAAAAAGAACTCTATAAAAGTTTTTATTCTTATCAAAATCGTCAAAATATGGCGATACGTTTAGATTAGTTTCCTGTGGCATGATTCTTTAAAATTCCAGTACGATCTTGATGTCTTCTTTCTGCTGTGAACTGCGAGTAACAGCAGCTCTGTTATCAACGTAAATGATATCACCGCTATATTTTTCAACCTCTGGGTTAGCAACACCTTTTACAAAACTCATCCCTAAGTTATAAGTCCTACTATTTATTGAGGTAGAAAGACCAGGCTGTAGGGAAGTTCCGAAATTGGTATCTATATTTAGATTACTTGTTCCACCAAATATAGTCGTTCCCGCTCCAGTTGCAGGGTCAGCGTTAAATCTGAATAATTCGTATCCGTATGTAGGTGCAGTTCCGTTTGTTGATATTGCAAGTCTACGATCTTGCCAATATTTGAGAACTCCAGTTGTAGCGTCATAATTTATGACTCTACCAACAGCTGTTGAACCAATACCAATTTCTTGAGTAACCTCTGCGTCAGATGTAAAGGTTGCGGTTGTTGATCCAGCACCAGTTAATTTCAATGCATAAACAGCACTCGCTTTTGAAAGTGTAAGTTTATTATCTGAACCAAATGCTAGAGGATCTCTACAAAGACCTACACGAGCAAACTGATTTCCCACAATAAAGTCGGGATTTGATGCATCATTTTCTAAACGAGAATATATTAGAACACGATTTGCACCTAATTCTTTATATACATCAGCACCATGTCCATCTTGAGGAGGAACAATAACGTTAAATGCTGCATCTGTGGAACCTGATGGGTTTGTTAGTCCAACATCACTTAGTCCAACAGTTCCAAACGTGTAATTAGAACCACCGTTAGTTATTTCAACTGAATCTATCTTACCAGCAGCGTTTACCACAACAGAACACCTACCACCACTTCCATCACCCTTGATAGGAACGTTATTATAAGTTGCAGCAGTTCCATAACCAACACCACGATTCGTGATTGTGACAATCTTCAACTGTCCACTCGTTGAAGCGTTATTTCTAACTGCAGCAACATCATTGTTAGTTGACCAACTTTGAGGTAGAGGTATGAAACTTGTTGAATCAAATTTAATAATACTATTTGGGTCGATTGTAAATAGATACTTCCAAATGTATCCGTCTCCAGATGCACCAGCAGATCTTGGTTCTAAATCTGTGAATAATGGTTCGTCAAGAGATGGTCTTCCCGATGTGTTTTCTGGGTTTGTACCATTTTGTAGACAAACATAAACACGGAAGTTTTGATTCATTACATAATAATTTGTGTCATACAAATTAGTTGAACTAGTTTGCGGTGACAAGTTAGATCGAGAGTAATCGTCTCGATACATTTCATATGTTGTACCTGATGACCAAGTTATTTTTCTAACGACTCTTGCAATATCATCTGAATTCAACTTCTTGAGTGCGATCATTGTATCCCAATAATCTCTCTCCTCACTAAAAGAGTCTTTTGGTGATGGTGGATTTTCACTCCAATCTGACTGAAAATCTGCTGGGTTAGGGAGACCAATCCACGCATAATAACTATTCGTAGTTGAAGCTATCCCCGCTACAAAATTCTCAGAGTTTAATATTCGCAGTTGATCAGTTATAATTGCTGACATTTTATCAATGA